GCACCTGCAAAAAAAGCCGTTGCTAAAAAAGCACCTGCAAAAAAGGTTGCAAAGAAAAAATAATGAATTGACGCATGTAGGTGCGTGATGTCATTTGTCCCCAGAATCTCAGATTTTGGGGATTTTTTTATGATAAATCTTTCAGTCAGATTTTTTATGTCTGACTGAATTTTTTATTTGGACAATCCGTTTAAGGACCCGTTTCATTTTGTATAATGGCGCAATTTCTTTGCATAACCATCAATCAAAATATGTGTCACCCATCATGGGTAATATTAAAACTTAAACAAAAGGATTTTTAATGTCTTTATCTGTAGATCAAGTGTTTATAAAACAATTTGAAGCAGATGTTCATTTAGCTTATCAGCAAATGGGCACAAAATTACGTTCCACAATTCGTAGCAAAAGCGGGGTTGTTGGAACATCTACAACATTTCAAAAAATTGGCAAAGGTATTGCCAGTACAAAATCTCGTCATGGAATTGTTCCGGTGATGAATTTAAATCACACACCTGTGGAATGTGTTTTGCAAGATTACTATGCAGGCGATTGGATTGATGCATTGGATGAATTGAAAACTAATGTCGATGAACGTCGTGTAGTTGCATCTGCTGGTGCCTATGCCTTAGGTCGCAAAACAGATGAATTGATTATCGCAGCTATGAATACAGCAACTCAGTATGTTGGTGATTATTCAACAGGTTTGACCAAAGCATTGATAATGAGTGCGATAGAAAAATTAAATGAAAACGATGTACCAGATGATGGTCGCAGATTTGCTGTGGTTGGTGTTCATCAATGGAATGAATTGATGGGATTGACTGAATTTGTATCTGCTGATTATGTCGGTAATGCAACGCCATTGGTTGATGGATGTGAATCCAGAAGATGGTTAGGTATTAATTGGATTCTATGCAATTCATTACCTTTGGCAAATACTGATGATCGTGATTGCTTTATTTATCATGCATCAAGTATTGGTCACGCATGCGGTCAAGAAGTAAAAACAGATATTACATGGCATGGGGAACGTGCTGCACACTTTATCAGCAACAGTATGTCCCAAGGTGCTGTATTGATTGATGCAGAAGGAATTGTTCGTATTAAATGCGATGATGATGATGCTTAATAAACAACCAAAAGGAAAATCAAATGGCATTTCAAAATAAAAATTTATCTGTAATTGCATATGCAAATGGCTTTACTTTGTGGCACTACAAAGCAAATGAAACATTGGCAACAATAATTGCTTCTGGATATTTTTCCAGTGTTCATACTTTGATGAACACAGGCGATATCATTTTAATAAATGGTTCAAATGGTACAACAATTAAATCTATCACTGTGACAGATGGTGTTGTAACGGTTGCTGCTTTGTCATAAAGTCGCATGATAATGTTTTATAACGGGTCGCTTAGCGACCCGTTTTTATATTAAATGGGTATAAAAATATGTTTACAAAAATAGATTTATGTTCAATGGCTTTGTTAAAACTAGGTGAAAAACCAATTCAATCTTGGCAAGAAGATTCGGCAGCAGCACAATTAGCACGCAGTTTATTTGATGCTGTTGTTGATAATTTATTATCTATGTTTCCGTGGCGCTTTGCTACACAAATGATTTCATTGACTAAGAATTCAGATAATGAATTTATTATTCCAACAAATGTTTTACGTGTTTTAAAGTGTGATGGCAAGATGGCAGGGAACAGAATTATTGCATGTTCAGATACATTGGAAATAATAGCTTTGGTAAAAACAGAACCGGAAAATTTTCCAGGATATTTTGCAACATTAGTAGCAACTAAATTAGCAATAGAATTTTGTATTCCGTTGATTGGTGATGTAAATGTATTCAAAATGATGACTGCTTTGTATGAATCAGAATATCAATCTGCTAAATTTATAGATAGTACGACATCTAATCAGGCTAATATAGATAATTTTTCTTTAATCAATTCCAGATTTTAATCCAAGGAGTTTTTATCATGGGAAATTTTCTTAAAACACAAAATGTATTTTCTTGTGGGGAAGTATCGCCAGAATTTTATGCACAAAATGATATTCATGGTGTCGCAAAGCTTGAAAATATAGATGTTCTACAATCTGGTGGTTTAACACGCAGAATGGGCTTAAAAAGTATTAGGCAGGTATCTAATAATGCAATTTTAGTACCTTTCCCAATAAATGAAACAGAAAAGTATTTATTAGTGTTTTACAATAATGCTATAGACGTATATAGTAATGACACAAAAATAAAAACAATGGTTGCACCATGGAGCGCAACAGATTTAAAAAATTTACAATATGCACAAAGATTTAATAAGTTGTTTTTGGTTCATCCGAATTACCAGCCATATGTTTTGACCAGGAAAAATAATAGTTTTAATTTGTCTGTATTTCAATTTCATGTTAATTCAGATCTTAGTGTAAATTTACCGTTTATACGATTTGAAGAAACATCTGGTATTTCTTTGACAATTACTAGCAGTGACATTGATTTAAATCATGCTACATTTACAACCAATGCTGATTATTTCACAGATAATTCTGTGGGACAAAGAATAAACGCTATTTCAAAACAGTGGGTGGTAGAATCTGTCCAAAGCGCACGTATCGCCACAGTATATACCAACGGTGATTTCTCGTTTCCAGCTAATCCAACATATTCGTGGTCTGAAAGCGCCTTTTCTGATAAACGTGGTTGGCCTAGTTGTATTACTTTTCATCAGAATAGATTAGTATTTGGTGGAACACCAACTATGCCAAACGGTATTTGGTTATCTAAAACGGGTGATTATTATAATTTTGATGTTGGTACAGGGTTAGATGATGATGCGATTTATACAACATTATTATCTGCTCAGCATCATAATATATGTACATTGGTAAGTAGTGATAAATTACAAGCTTTGACTTCATTTGGCGAATGGGCAATTTCAGGTTCTCCTTTGACACCATCATCAGTGACTATAAAACAACATACATCTGTGGGCAGTATGATAGATAGATATTTACCACCACAACAAATAGAAGGTAGTACAGTATTTATAGCAAAATCTGGTAAAGACATCAGAGAATTAGATTTAGATGCTTTGGGTGAAAATTATAATGCAACAGATTTGTGTGTGTTTTCAAAACATTTGATGAATAATCCAATCAGTGTAGCATATAATGCGAATATTCATAAATTGTTTATAGTTATGTCCAACGGACAAATGGCTGTATTAAATAAATATTCTAATACAGATATCTCGGCGTGGGTAAGATATAAAACAGACGGTGATTTTAAATACGTATGTGCATTTAATGATTGTATATATGTCATTGTGCAAAGACAGAATACTTGTTATTTAGAAAAATTTGATGAATCTTGTTTAATGGACGCAGGAACATATAATTTTTCATATACGATATCTGCTTTTCCAATCATTGTTAATGGGCATTGTCCTAAAAAGGTGCGGATACGTAAAGTGTCATTGCGTGTGACAAATACTAAAACATTATTTGCAAATGGATGTCGTATAGAATTACCAAATTATATCTATGAAGAAAATCATGCAGGATACACCGGAGATTTATCTGTTAATTTATTGGGTACAGAACATCAGACAATGCAATCTTTGTGGTCTGTATCCAGCAACGAACAATTACCAGCAACAATATTATCAGTCAGCGTAGATGGCTGGTATCAAATATAAAGGAGATTTACATGGGACAATTGGTTTCAGATGTGACAAAAGTTTTAGATTACAGAGAATCTAAAAAAAATGCAGAAAATACACGCCAAAAAATATTGGCTGATATGGCAACAGATGAAAAAACAAAAACAAATTTGATTAAGAAGATATTGGCGCAACAACGTGCAAAATACGGTGCTAGTGGAAATAGCGGAACAAGTTTTTCTGAAAATGCTGTTTTAAAACGTTTGCGTGATGAAACAGCGAAACCGTATGATATTAAACGTCAAGAAAATATTGAAAAAATCTAAAATACGAAGGTTAAAAAACCAAATTTAGTAAAAAAATGGTTGTCTAGCACAGATAAAGTA